TTATTCTCCCTCAAAGCCTCTTTCTTTTATAAAATAACGACAATCCTGATAAGCTATTCCCTTTCTGACAAAAACTATTCGTTTTATTCTCGCAATTAGATGGAAAATATATTCTTGAGATAATGAAGTTTTCATGAAATCACCTGGACAAATCCGAGGATTATATATTGAGGGGATATTTCCATCTCTTTTTTTAATACTGTCCCAAATAATAGACTCTCCAACTCTTTTGGCGGATTCGTTACTGGATAAAAGAACATCTATTCTATCCTCACTTTTATTTAACGGGCGTCCATGTTCAAGTTGGCTGTCATCAATCACCTGAACCCAGAGCCCCTCATCCATCACAACTTTTTTAGCGGACCATTCTTCCGAAGTGTTACCTTCTCCATGTTGATTTGTTGACGCAGGAAGGGTCCCGGGTTTCGATGGCGGATCCAGATACGCTTTCCATTCAAATTTAAATTTTAATACTCCGGCTGGAGTTCCAGGAAGTTGCACCATATAATTATATGGATTTGCCCCTGGAGAACTTATCAGACTTGAATTTATCCAGTTCCCGGCTGCCGCTGCTGGAGATGAATAATAATATTTTACGCCCGAGACACACAAGACACCATTAATCAAGCTTTCACCCAAAAAAGCTTCAATCCAGGCGTTGCTTCGTTCCTTTTCTATTTCAATTAATTTTACAGAAGATTTTATTGCCCATTGTCCATTAAAATCTGCTGTGCCATAACCAGTCCCTGCGCCTGATTTATCTATGGCAGCCATAATTACTCCTTATCCCTGAACTGACATTATTGCCGGTTCATTTGTTTCATATACACGGCTTGGTCTTTTCAAATTTATGAAATTAAAAGACCTGACGGAAGATTTAGGGAGGTCCGGCTTTGCCGTAAACATTGTTTCCGGGATATAAAATTTACCATTCGAGGGATATTCATCACCGAGAATTTTTGGCAAAAACATCAATTTTAAATTATTCCCGGAGGGCATAATTAAAAAATCTGCCGGAACTGAGTTGAGTATTTTTTTAATCGTTTCTTTGGGAGTTGTATTAAATGTGGCTAATTCTGCCTCAAAATATTGATCCGCAAATTTAAAACTACAATTAATATAATCGCGGGGACTAATTACTCCCGGAAGCTTATTAACAGCTTGGTCACAGATACTTTTTATTGCTTTTTGTTTGGAGACAGGACATTTTGCCATTACAATATAATTTGTATTTACAGCCCGGGAAAAAGTAACGATATGAGTGTCGTTATTATAAGTCCACCCGGTAGTTATTCTTTCGTAATTTACATAGAGTTCATATATAGCTTGATTATTCGTAAGATTGTTTACTTGAAAATGCTTATTTGTCCCATCATTTATTCTTTCAAGAGCTTCAAGAGCGCAAAAAGCTGGTAAATTTACCTCTTGATTTAAGATTTCCGAGATATAATCCCATCCAGCAAAACTTAAAATATCGTCATTTTTAGGAGTATCTTTTATCACCAATTTGGGAAGAGTAAAATCAATGAATCGGGTTCCTGTCCACGACCTGATAACTATTTTTAAGAATTTTCGAGTGTATCCATCGTAACTATAAAAGCCATCCTCTTTTAAAAAGTCATAATAATCAGACCAGGGATATAATATTCCTCGGTCGTAATTTATTAACTTCAAATTCCAGAAAAGCTCCTGGTTGATTCCCCAGTCGAAACCGAATTCTGCAATCCGGTCGCTTTCAATCTGAATATCTCCGTAGTAATAATCTGGAAGCTGCAAATATACTCTCACTCCAGTAATTGTATCTAATTCCGCCCTTGATGGAATTGCGGGTGGGTCATATTCTTCCGGAGGAGAGAACATAGTGTCAAGAAATCCTGATTGCCTGTGCTGTCCTACTCCGGAAACATCCGGCAACTGATAATAAGTCGAAAAGGCGATTGTTCCAGTTCCGGATACATCTCCTTTATAGGGTCTTCGATTTGTTACAAACCCATTGCCTGAAAAATTATCTTTTAAGGGCCTTCGATTTGTTACAAACCCATTGCCTTTATAATCAACATTAAGAGAGTAGGACATAATTAATTAGCTTCCTTCAACCATAAATTTGAAATTAAATTTATTGTCAGATTCTTCTGAAAACATAGAAGGAGAATAAATGCCGTAAACCGTTTGAGTAGTTCCGTCATTCATATCACTCAAATCTATATCGTTATTATAATAAGTGCTATCGTCATCAGACCAGTCGAGGTATTTTAAAGCGTCTGAAACAGTAAATTCTCCAGTATCTCCAGAGGTCAATTCTGACAAATATATATTTATTCCAGGAACTATATTTCCATTGGGATAATAAGCACCTGTAACAGGATTTATTCCAGGAACCACTCCAATATCTGCAGATGGTCCACCGCTATCCTGCTCCACAGTCACGGTGCCGGCTCCAGTCGCCACAACCTCATAAGTCCCGGGCTGCGGTAATTTGAATTCAATGGCGCATCGAATAGCTGTCCCCACACCGCTAAAAGGATTGTCCTGAAATACGATGAGACCTAAATTCGGATATTCATAAGTAGGATAAATCTGGACATAACCCGAGGGGGCCGTATAGAGATGGTATTCTCCAATTCCCTTCAAAAAGACCTTCGGCAGCTCATATGCATAATTCCAATAAAGGCCCTTAGTTGCCTTTAAAACTGCCTGTATAGTCACCGCAGTGCAGATATATTTTATGGGGTATCCATAAACCGGCGAAGTTATTCCAGTTCCGGTGAGTCTTAATTTTTCCCAGGAAGCAGCAGAAGCCGCCGATATTCTGATATTTCCTGCCGTCGAAGCCCCAGAGCTTCCATCCGAAAAAGTAGGCGTGAACCAGGCGGAGCCGTTCCAGAGTTGGATAGAAAAACCAGTGTAGCTCCCTGGAGTATCCGGGTCGAGATAAGTATTCAGAATTTTTCGGTCGCACATTTGAATCACATAATCAGAAGCTCCAGCCATCATATTTATTGCACCGGTATCTCTCGGGGTAAAAGTTCCTCCTATATATTCGTAAACTTTACCTCGCTCCTCATAAGCGGGACACTCAGAATCGGAATCTGTTTCTTCAAGAGTTGATGTCTGGTTTACTCCGAAATTTGATTGTTTAATAATCTCAACAGCAACAATTGGATTATTTACGGTATTTTCAAAAGAGTCATTTACAAGACCAGGATAAGGAAAATGACTCACGTTTTCCAAGTCTTTTCCGGAAATATTTTCATACTGGAACTCGAATTCTTTTTGTTGTCCAGGGTCGATAAAACCAAGGTCAAGCTCTGTCAGGCCGTTGCCATCAGCGTCTAATATAGCAAAGTTGGGTGTGGGCATTAGGTTATTACTCCTTTATTTTTCAAACTAATTTTGCAGTTATACCACAAAAAATTAGGGGTTGGCTCTCCCTCAAAATCTGTTATCTCAATCAGAAACCCATTTGGGGCTATACTGTCCAATCTTTCTCTATAAAAAACAAACCGGTCATCTGGCGGCCCGGTTTCAAAGAACTCTTCTAATTTATTTCGTTGTTCTAAAGTCAAATTAGTGGCTATCAATTCCCATTCGCCTGAATTTGGGTCTACTCCATCTGACCTTGTCGATTCTTTGGAAGGGATAAAATTATCATCGTCATTCCAGGAAGGAATAGACCAGGTTGACTGAATATTTTTTTTCTTTTTAGGAAATTTATTCCCTTGTAACTCAAATGGAAATTCAACCCTGTCATCTAAATCCACTGTATCTATCCAGTCATTATAAAACATTATAATCTATCTCCCATACTTTTTAACTGTAAAGCAAAAGAGGCAACTGTTTCAGTTGCCTGCTGGACATTTGAGGGAATATTAGCGGCTGAAGCTTCTCCTCCAATATTTAAATTTATATCTCCAGACTGGTCAACATTTGTGGTATTTGAAGTAGTTGAATTAGAAATATTTTGAGAGGTTGCTGAATCGGGATTATAATAATCCGGCAACCCTTCTTTATATTTGTCCTGATAATATTCAGATGTTCCACTTCTGAGATTTACAATATTTTCCGGGTCAAAAGCTTTAAGGGCCTGCCCCACATATCCACCAGATAACCCGCCAGGGTCACCATAAAATTTCCCTGTTTGCCCATAGCCAGGTAATTCGGGAACTTTTATATTACCAATAACTTCAGATAGTTCTCTTGCTGAAGCTATCCCTGCGCTTATTGCTTCATTATATTCATATTGTTTTCCCGTAACATCTGCTGTTTTATTTGAAATATCGCCAACAAGGGTTGAACTTTCAAATAATTTTGCATTAATATCTGTTAATTCTTTACTTTGATTTCTATAATATTCTAGAATTTCTGCTTCTTTTTCCGTAAGTGAACCTATTCCATACAAATTAATTTTTTGAAGTATTAGATCCACCTGTTTTTGAAGTTCTTCATTCTGTTGTCCAAGAAAATCGGCAAGCATCATATCCGCCTGCTGTTGTGAAATTTCTCCATTGAGGATTTTAATATCAAGCCAGAGTTTATAATTTTCTTCTAATTGCTTTTGCTCATCAGAAATAAGAGAATTTTTTTCTTTTAATTTTTCATTTATTTCTTCAATACTTGATAATGTATTATTATATGTATCCAGGACATCGAGGGCTGAATCTCCTAACTGTTCTCCTCTTTTAATGCACCTCATATATTCTTCAGCTTCAGCTCTTAAAACTAATTCCTGCTCTTCAAGAATTCTTAACTGCTCTGTTAAATTTTCTGTAGTTTCTCCGTGTAACCCAACATTTTCAATAAGTAAATCTCGACCTCTTTTTTGATTTTCTATGCTTTCATATTGAACTTGAACTTCATATTCTGCTGTTTCTTTGACGGTTTGTTTTCTTTTCTCTCCTTCGTCATAATATTTTGCCGTTAATTCCTCCTGAGCTTTTGCAACCATCGCCACAGCCCAGGCTTCAGCTTCTACCTCATCTACTCCTTTTTGAATAAAAGCCTGTCTTTCTGTTTCAATAGTATCTAATCTAATTGCTAATTCTGCTTCATAATCGTCTTTTTTATCTTCTGTGATAGAGGCAAGGTCTTGTGCAATCTGCAATCGGGCCTTATATAAATTTTCTTCAGCAGTAAGAATTCCCTGATTAGCTGAATTTACAATATCTACCCGAAGCTCTTCATTATATTTAAAAAAGCTTATATATTCATTTGCATATTGTTTTCGGGCCTGTTGAAATTCCAATTCATTAATTTGACCGGCCTGGAGTTTAGCAGTCAATTCTTTTTCAAAAGTCTGCCAGTGAAGTGTAATAGCTTTTGTAAGCTCTTCTTCTCCTTTTTTGAGTTCTTCTTCTGATAATCCTATCTGATTTACAGCATTAATTAAATCATATATTTCAAAAGTCAAACTACTTAAAGATTTCATTCCCCCGATTTGAACTAATTTAGTTACTATATTATTAAGAGTAGTATCGGCTTTCTGATTTAACTCATGCCACTGATCAGTATATCCGCTGATATCGTTTATGAGATTGGAAAATTCAGAAGATTCCTCTTGAAGCCCATCTATAATTTCCTCTTGTTTCGTTATTCTTTCTGCCAGGCTTTTTAGTATCAAAGGATTACCATGCCCTTGCATCATAAGTGTATTATATTTGGCATATTCTTCCTGAAGTTCATTCAATGTTTTTTGTTCTTCAGAAAGATTATCTGTAATTTGTCTTCTTTCGATATAAGCTTTTTGAAGAATAGCAGTTAATTCTTCGATAGTGCCCCCTTCCCTTATAAAATTGTCTATACCTTTTTCCTGAATTGTCTGAAAAGCCTGTGCAGAAGATGTCAGTTCAGGATAATACTTTTGTAAGTTTTGAAGAGCTTCAGCATGTCTCTGTGTGCTTTTTTCTAAATCTTCAGCTTTTAGCTGTGCTATTGCCTGTTGATATTCGTAAGTTTTATATACTAATACACCTAAAGCAATTGCAGCGGCACCGGCTATTACTACTAATCCCCCGGTAGAAGTTGCAAAAGCTGCCATTCTCGTAACAAGAGCGCTGAACCCGGCCTGAGCTGTATTAGCCGCCCCAGAAATACCACTCATGGCGGTAGAAAGTGCTTTCATCGCCATTTCTGATTTTTTCACAGCATCTATAGCTTTTGAAATTGATTGAAAAGTATTAATTAAACTTCCCATACCAATCATAACAGGCCCTATTGCCGCAGCAAGCGCCCCCAATCCTACAATAGCTACTTTCATAGAAGAACTCATACCGCTTAATACCTGAGCCACTTTTGATATACCGGCAGCAAGAATTTCTACTGCCGGAGCAATAGAATCAAAAAATGATATGGCTGCATTTTTCATCTGATTAAAAGCCGAACTCCATCTTTCTCCTACTTTATCACTTACTTTTTCAAAGTTTTCATTAAGGGCATTTACCTCTGTATTCATGGCCGTAAGACTATTTGTAAAAGCCTGTCCTCCTGTTTCACTGGCAAGAATAAGAGCGCCCTGAGCTGCTTCTATGCTGGAAAACATATCACCGATTTTCAACCCGGATTTTGCCGCAGAATCACCCATCAATTGAAATGCATCCTGAATATTATTCCCCGCAGCTATAAATTCATCAAAAGACTGCCCTGAAAGTTTTTTAAATGCATCACTGGCTGTAGTTCCGGATTTTGCCAGTTCTGAAAATGCTGCCCGCAACTGGGTTGTGGCCTGGGCAGTGGGAACGCCCTGGGCAGTAATAGCTGCCAGGGCAGCTCCTATTTGCTCGAAGGGAACTCCTAAACTGGCAGCGATGGGAACTACATTCGAAAGCGAACTTGAAAGTTCATCCACTGTAGTTTTCCCTTTATCTTGAGTGATAATAAGCGCGTTTTGTATTCGGTCAACATCCTCAACGCTTAATCCATATGCATTCATAATGCTGGTTGTAACATCGACTGCTGAAGTCAAAGACGTAAAACCAGCTTTTGAGAGCTTTACGGATTTTTCCATAAAACCCATTGCCTCGCTTGCATCCTCAGTAATAGGAATTCCAGAACTTAAAGCCTCATAAAGACTTTCAGTAAGTTCATTACTGACAATATTGGCGGAGTCAGAAAGGGCTAAAAGCTTTTTTTCAAGAGCTTCTGAATTAACTTTTGTTGCACCGAACATAGTAGAAACTTTACCAAAACTCTTTTCAAAATCCATCCCAAATTTTCCAATGGCTACACCTGCCCCTACTAAAGGAGTTGTAAGATAAAGAGAAAAAGATTTGCCTAAAGTTTCCATCTTATCTCCGAAATTGCCAACACTTTTAAAAGCTTTATCCAGAGAATCTAAAAAAGGCCCTATATCAGCGCCTAATTTTACGAATATTTCTCCGAGATTGGTTCCTGTTCCTAACACTATCTATTTCCTTCTTTCCGCTATTTTCTGCTTTATATTTTGTTCTAAACATGGAATTGAATTTTCTGAAAGTCATTCCCCAGAATTCTTCCTCTGAGAGGTTTAAATAGTATCTTCCGAGATAATGCATCCATTCCCAATCAACCTCACCGGCTGATTGGGAATTTATTCGTTTTTTGCTGCAGGGCCTAAAATTGCGCTATCTTTTTTATTTTTTATTATTGGACTTAAATCATCAGGATGAGGCATAGAAACGCCCACAGCCTCGCAGAATTTCGAAGCGAGGTAAAGGGTATTTTGAGGGTCTACCAGTTTTCCGGCTTCCTGTAAAGTCATTTCTTCCTGTCCTTCTTCTTGCCGGAAACAGGCACAAAGAAAAGCCCGCAAAACACCCGGATCCAGGTCATTAATATTTAAATTCGGGAGAACAGAAACAAAACTTTTTCCATAAAGCAATTGAAATTCTACCATGGCATTAAGATTAAAATTTAAAGGGCGTTTCCGGTCTATTTCTATGAAAATTTCACGAGGTTTTTTCACATTAAGAATTTTTCTGAGATTTTCCAATTGCATTTCTTTTTCTGTTTTTTGCTTTTCTTTCTTTTGAAATTTAGGATTTATAGCTGTAAAATTTTCGTTTTTCATTAAAACCTCCAATTTAAGGGGAAGGCAAACCTTCCCCTTTATTTTTTACGCTGCAGTAGTAAACTTACGAACACTATTTGCAGCAAGAGCTATACCTGTTTTGCTCTTTACATTTATGGTGCAAATGGCTCTGTAGGCTGTAGAAGCCGTCAGGTTAGCTGTAGGATTTAAAGTTACAGTATCGTTTGCCACAACACTGGTAGAAAGTGATAAAGCTCCGGCAACTGCGGAACCATCACTATCTTTTACTACAAAGAAATTACCGGCAGTCATACATGAAGATAAAATTCCTTTATCAAATACCCATACATAATTTGCTGATACAGCAATATCAACGGCATCTGCTGCTGGAGTGGTAGAGTCTATTGTTGGAGCAACTAAATCAGGGGTAGCCAGATTATCCCCCTGGCTATACCAGGTATCACCTTCATCATCATAAAGCGCATCCTGGTCAGATATTTTATAATACAAAGGATTTGCAGTGGGGTCTTCAGTAGGCTTATGACTTCTTTTGATAGCAGTTCCTTTAAGAGTTGCCATTTGCGGGTCAATACTGCCGTCCTTCACTGTTTCGGCATTTTCTTCTCCGGGAACAAACTTTACTTTCAAAAGCTCCCAGTAAGTTTTTCCAGCGCCATCCGTTACAGTCCACTTCACAAGATAATAAGGAATATTTGAGCTATCACCCCCGGCTCTAATAGCCCCTACATTAGTCATATTAAATATTTCTGTCTCTTCAGCCGGGGTTAAATAAGCAAGAACTATTTCAATATCAGCCCCCGGAGTACTGAAAAAATTTGCTCTTACAGCATTATCAGCATTGACTTTGGCTTCAAGATTGTTAGGAGAATACATAACAGAGTAAAGCCTATCGGATAAATCAATCGGAGTATCAGTCACGTAGTCGGTAGAATCATCCTGAAGAATTTTTTCAATCTGAAGTTTTTCCACACCCAATTTTACGGGAATATCAGTCATTTTATTTACACTTCCTTTCTAAACAAAAAAGCCTTGATTTTCAAGGCTTTTTACTTAATTTTTACCTTATTTAAATTTTAATCTCTAACTGTTCTTACTGAAAAATTACAAGCAAATATAACTCTTTTTTTACTATCAATCCGTAATTTAAAAGGCTCCTGTAAAGCTCTGAAAACTGCTTTCCGGCTAACATTAAGAGTTATTATCTGTTCTGGATTTTTGTCATCAAGTAAATTACGAATAGAATTTATAAGAGTCTTACCAGTAGAATATGCCGAATTTCTTAAAGATATTTGAACATTTCGGTTTGTCATACTTACGTATCCCGGCTTGCCAGGATATTCATAAATAGTTATACAATTATTGGGTTCATCTGGCATAGAATCTAAAAAAACATTGGTCGCAATTGCTATACCCTGAGCTACCAAATAATTTTTTATGTCATCTATTAATTCACTCATAACTCTTCTTTAATCGCTTTCTTTAACTCCTCTATATAATCCCCGGAATTTTCATTAAACGGTTGCTCTAAATATTTAGCCTGTCCATCATCATGATGGTATTCCAAGTTCTCATGTTGCTCCAAAGCATAAGGCTTATCAAAGCTTACTATTCCAGTAATTCTTGAACCTTCTATTTTAACTCCACTGTCACCACTTCCCCGGAGAGGGCCTTTATATTTTGGCGCTATCCTCTGAGCTTTACCCTGAAGGTCAAGAACACTTTCCTGTATAGAGTTTATAGTTGCTCCACGAATTTTGCCCTTAAGATTTTCAAAAGCAACTTTTAATTGGGCAATTCCGATTACTTCTATATCTGACATTATCTTCCCAATCTTGCCTCATAAAATTTTATGCTTCCATCCAGATCTTCCTGATTAGCTATATGAATTACAATCCAATCTACTCCTCCATAAGTAATTAAGTCATCAGGTTTAATCTCACTCTCAGTATAAATAGCAGCCTCGCTAACTACCTCCTTTCCTTCCCGGTTTCTTATTATTTTTCTGTTATACTCAAATCGACATTGAATTGTTGACGTCGAATAAGTAGGTTCTGTATACTTATTCATACTTGAAGGAGTTTTCAAAGTTATACTTTGATTACAATAAGAATCAATCATGATATATTTACACACCCAAGCAAATACGGCCTGAGTAACTCCTTTGCTTCCAAAGAAATCAACTTTATATCTGAAGGGCCGGAATAACTTTCTGACAAATTCCCCAGGCCAAAAGCTTTAACACCCTGTTCTTGTAAAACAATTCTCTTTGATTTCCCTAAGGCTAAAGCAAAAGCTTCTTCAGCCTGGGCATCTTTTACCTTCTGGGGCACTGCTGACTGTGTTACCCATCTATCATCCCATTTAATAATTAAATCAGGATATTCATCACGGCTATATTCAGAACGAATACTTCTTGGAAATTCGAGGGTTTGAGTTGAGACGGCCTTCAAACCAACATATTTTTGCCGGTCTATTTTTTTACATGCTTTACGAAGATATACTTCTTTATTTGCTTCTGAAAGAGCATTCCATGTTATATACTCCGAATCCGTAGAAATATAATTTTCGGCTAAATACGTGGCAACCTCAGTTAACGTTATATAACTATTCGTTCCGACTGTTAAAGCCATTATTCTTTTTCCTCTCTGGTAACTTTCTTGTCAGACTTGTCAGATTTATAACCCATCTTTTTTAATAATTCAATTTCTCTGGAATTTTTAGCTTCATATTTCCCATTCTGAAACTTGCAAAGGGCTTTATCGTTATCTTTATCCCAGACAATCTCATTTTTATTACTTAAAAAAAGCATTTGCATCTCCTTATTATAATGAGGATCCGATTTTGATTAATAGAATCGGATCCTCATTCCTTATTTAAGCTGCAGCGACAGAGGCACCAGTGTCAAGAGGAATATACCACAGTTCGCAATAGCCTAAAGCTCCTCCTGTTCCGACATCCGCACTGGAAAGAATATCTATTGTTCCTTCTGCTACAATCCAGGGAGCTATCATGGCAGGAGCTCCTCCTCCAGAACCACCGGTTAAAGGTGTTTCCGGCTCACCTGTTAATGAATAAATTGTTCCAGCCTCATCTGCCGCAATATCAAGAGTTGCACACATTGCAGCGTCCGTGCCTACAGTAGGATTTGTTACGACCTGAGTATTACTCGTAGAACCATCTATTGCTGCAGTAGTAACTTCAATAGAAACAGCAGTAACTAAAACTTTTCCTCCGGAAATTGTAAATAATGGAATTTGGGTTCCTGCAAAAATATCAGCAGCATTACGTGTAACTTTCTTTCCCAGCCGGTTATTAGTATCAGCAGTTGTCCCATCTCCCAGTTGCCGGTCGTATATAGCCCTTATTACCTCCGCCAGGCTAACATCATTAGCAGGTGCCGCCGCAGCAGGGAAGGAAGGCAAACCAGCCGAACCAGCTAAAGCATCATAAATCGACGCTCCAGCAGTATCAGGATTACCAAGACATGCTAAAATTGTCTTCAAATTTGTTCTACTTGAAGGGTCTCCAACATCAGCCTGAATTGCGGCTATCCTTGTTACCAGGTCACTATTGGCAGGGTCTCCTATAATTCCGGCAAGAGTCGCTGTCCCTCCACTGTTTACGAGAGTTCCTATCTGGCTTTCCTGAATATAACGTATTACTTCAGCAATACTGACATCATTAGCNNACATCATTAGCTGCCGCAGCCGCAGCAGGAAAGGATGCTAATCCTACAGTTCCACTTTGAGCATCAGCAATATAACGTATAGCTTCTGCGATACTGACACCATTTGCAGGATATGCTGGTGACGGCCATGTAGTTATTCCATCGTCACCATAAAGAGCATTTTGAATATTATCAAGATCTGTTCCGCCTGCTGTCACACTGGTTGGGATAGAAGTTCCTGACACATCTGTATCAGAACTATCAAAATATAAATTACCGAAACAATAACAGCTACCAGCATCCAGGGCCGTTGCTATAGCATCAGTTACCAGCAAATTATTTATTATTGCTCCTGTTACAGCACTGACAAGTTCCAGAGCTAAATCTCCACTCTGGTCATTCTGAAGATAGTTTCCCAGAATAAGTATATTAGTTGCTATATT